AAGGTAACACAGAAGTAAGGTGTAAAATTAGCGGAGCTTCTGCTATTAAATGGACAACAGACACCTTAGACACTACAGTATTTACTAATTACGGTTTTGAACGTGACAGTTCTAATGACGTCAGAGCCTATAGTAACGGTTCTGCTTTAACACCTTCTACAGCTATCAATACAACTGGTGTTTTAGATATTGACGCTATAGGTAATACTTTTGACGGAAAAATAAAAGAGATTATAATAACTTCTAGTAGTTTATCTAGTGCAGACAGAACAAACTTACAAGCATATTTAGCTAACTTAACACAAGGCGAATAATGAAAAAGAAAACTAAAGTAGACTTTAAAGAAAGTATTTTAAATGTAAACTTTGAAACTCAGACAGCCCCAATAATACAGGAGGCTATGGGCAAAGACTTCATAGAATACGGTACAGAAAACTATAGGAATTTGTACCCGCAGTTTTTAATAGACTTATTTTACAACAGCTCGACACACGCAGCTATAGTATCTACTGTTTCGGATATGGTAGCAGGAGAAAGTATAACCGTAGAAGAAAGCGACAATTTAGACGCTTACGTTAAACTTAAAAGGTTCTTAGCACAGGCAAATAGTAAAGGTGAAAGTCTACATAGTATAGTTAAAAAAATAGCTTTTGACTTTAAGCTACAGGGAGCGTATGCTTTAAATGTAGTATGGTCAAAGGATCGTACTACTATATCGGATATTTACCACATACCAGTAGAACGTATACGTATGGGTAAACCAGACGCTTTAGGAAGGGTAACAGAATACTTTGTAAGTTCAGACTGGAGTAATACAAGAAGAAACAAACCACAAGTAGTACCAGCCTTTAATATAAACGACAGAACAAACCCTAACGCTATTATATATGACGGTATGTATAGTCCAAATATGCAACTATATAAAGTACCAGACTATGTAGCAGCTTGTAACTGGTGTTTAATAGACCAAAAGGTAGCAGAATTTCATTTAGCAAATATAGAAAACGGTTTTGCAGGTTCTTACTTTATAAGTTTTGCAAACGGTGTACCAACAGCCGAAGAACGTAGACAAGTAGAAAACAGTATAAAGAAAAAATTTACAGGTTCGGGTAATGCAGGTAAATTCGTACTTACATTTTCAGACGATAAAAACAGAACACCAGACATAACACCAATTTCTGTATCTGACGCAGACAAGCAATACTTAGCTTTACAAGAACTTTTAGTACAAAACATACTTACAGGTCACAGAGTTACGTCACCTATGTTAATGGGCATAAAAAACAGTACAGGACTTGGTAATAACGCTGACGAACTTAATAGTGCCTTTGAAGTATTTTTAAATTCTGTAATAAAACCGTACCAAAAAAATATACTAAGTTGTTTAGGTAAAATTTTAGAAGTAAACGGAATAAACTTACCTATTGAGATAGTACAAAACAAACCAATTACAACAAGGTTTACTATAGAAGATATGAAGTCTGTAATGACGCAAGACGAAATACGTGCAGAATTAGGACTAAAACCTTTAGAAGAAGAACTAACAGCAGAAGACGAAGATAAAAGACAAAAATATTCTAAAGTAGGTAGTATGATTACAGACGGAAAAGAACTACCTTTATTTGACACTATAGAAGAAGCAGAAGAAGAAGCAGAAAAATTAGGTTGTTCTTCTTATCACGAACACACACAAGACGGTAAAACGTATTATATGCCTTGTGAAAATCACGAAGACATAACTAACTTACAAAAATGTGATTGTTCTAACCCTTCAAAGGATTGTAAAAAAAAATGTGATAAATACGAACAAGACGAATTAGACAAGTTTATTGCAGAATACGGCGAAGACGAACCAGAAGGTTACGAATTAATAAACGAAGAAAAAGTAGAAGAAGAAGACGAAGACTTTGACTTTGAAAAAGAAATGAACGAAATACACCGTTTAGACTTAGCAGTTAGTACAGGTTCACCAAAACCTAACGAAGAAGATAAACAAGACGGATTAGACAAGAACTATAACTTATATAAAGTAAGATACGAATACGCAGAAGACACAGGACTAACACGAAAAAGTGGTAAGAGTAGAACTTTTTGTAAACGTATGGTTGCTTCTAATAAGGTGTATCGTAAAAAAGATATTCTTTTAATGGGTGCAAGTACAACTATAAATTCAGACTGGGCACCAAAAGGTAAGTCTAATTACAGTATATGGAAACACAAAGGAGGCGGTAACTGCCAGCACTTCTGGAAAAGAAAAATATATAAGTTTACTTTAGGAGTATCTAAAAGTGGTAATTTAGAAGACGGCGACGTTATTAGTACAGCTAAAGCTAGGAAGTCAGGTTTTTACCCACAAGCAAACGATAAAAGAGTAGCAGAAGCACCAAAAAGAAGAAGTAATAAAGGATTTGTAAACCCAGCACTAATAGAAAAATATAGCTAATGTCTTACGTATTATTTATATCAGAAAACAAAATAAAAGATAGTACCGCAATAAACGGTAATGTAGACCAAGAATTTCTAATACCGTATATTAAGGTAGCACAGAAGAAGTATATAGAAACAAAGTTAGGAACTGATTTATTTGTAAAATTACAAGGTGATATAACAGCAGGTAGTTTAGCAGGTGCTTACCAAACTTTAGTAGATGACTATATACAAGACTCACTTGTACACTGGAGTTTTTACGAATGTATACCTTTTTTAAGATATAAAGTACAGAACGGTAACATTTATAGTAAAACTTCAGAAACAGGTACAGCACTTAGTAGAGAAGAAGCACAAGACCTAAGAGAAGAAGTAAGGAATACAGCAGAATTTTATACAGAACGTCTAATAGACTATATTAAAAACAATACTGCAAGTTTCCCAGAATACACCACTAATACAGGTGCAGACGTTTCACCAGATACAGTAAACTATTACAGCGGTATGAATTTAGAGTACAACAGAAACCAACGTAGAGATATTACTTTAGATGACTTCTTAACACCAGACTTACACTAATGAAAAATACTTATAAACCAAAAGCTAAAAACGAAATAGCTTTAAAAACATACATAAAAAATGCCACTAAAAAGAGTATCGCAGGATATAAGCGAAGTAGTAACGGTAAACGCTAGTGTTTTAGGTGTAACAACCTTTGCCGATTTCGAAATGATGTTAAAGATAGTGTTACTATTAGCTTCTATAGGCTATACTATAGCAAGGTGGCGTACTCACTGTAAAAATAACAATAAATGAAAAAATTGATCTGTAACTTATTATACTACATATCAGGCGAAAAAATTTGTCTAGGACACTGTAAAAGTGAATGTAAAAAAAAATGACACTCAAATATTTTACTAGGTCAGAATTTGCAAGTCCTGACTTAAAAGATTCTGGCGACAAAATGTCTAACGAGTTCTTAGAAATGTTAGACGAAGCAAGAGGTGTAGCAACAGAAGTGTCAGGTAAAGACTTTCCTTTTAAGATAAATTCAGGATATAGAACTATAGAACACAACAAAAAAGTAGGCGGTATAGAAAATTCGCCACATACAAAAGGTTTAGCAGCTGATATATCAGTAACAGATTCTAGAAGTAGATACATAGTTTTGAACAGTCTACTGTTAGTAGGTTTTACGAGATTCGGTATATCAGACACGTTTATACACGTAGATTTGGACACTGAAAGGAAACAAAATATAATTTGGACTTATTAATATTAATTAAAATTAAATAAAATGAAAAATTGGTTAATTAAACAAATGCTTTCAAGTAAGAAATTCTGGTACACTATTATAGGTGTTCTTACTACTTTACTTAGTGAAAAGTTAAACTTAGACGCAGGCGAAATACAAAATATACTTCTTAGTATATCTGCTTTAGTTTTAGGTCAAGGAATAGCAGACACAAAAAAGTAGAATGTCTACTAACCGCTTTCGGTTAAAACCACACGAAATACAAGCTTTAAAAAAAATGCGTTCGGAGCAAGTTCGTAATGTCTTAGTGATAGGCGACTTGCACGAACCTTTTTGTTTAGATAATTATTTAGACTTTTGTAAAGAACAGTACAATAAGTTTGCTTGTAATCAAGTAATTTTTATAGGTGATATTATAGACAATCATTATAGTAGTTATCACGAAACAGACGCTGACGGTATGGGCGGTGGTGACGAATTAGAGTTAGCTATAAAACGTATTGCAAGGTGGTATGAAGCTTTTCCTAAAGCTAGAGTTATTATAGGTAATCACGACAGACTTATAATGCGTAAAGCACAAACTAGCGCTATTCCTAGCAAGTGGATAAAATCATATAAACAAGTATTAGAAGTACCTAACTGGACTTTTACGGAACGGTACGAACAAGACAACGTACAGTACATACACGGCGAAGGCGGTACTGCAAGGACTAAATGTCGTGCTGATATGATGAACACAGTACAAGGACATTTACATACACAATGCTACACCGAACACTATGTAGGTCAGAATTATAGAGTTTTCGGTACACAAACTGGATCAGGTATAAATTTTACAGAATATTCTTTTTCTTATGCTAAGGCAGGTCGTAAACCCGCTATAGGTTGTGCAGTAATATTAGAAAACGGAACTATACCTATTAACTTATT